GACATGGCAGACAACGAACTCAATGATGTGTCAGACAAAGCAATGACCGCATATGAAGACCTCATGGATCTAGGCATGAACGTCGAGAGTCGCTATTCGGGAAGAATATTTGAAGTTGCAGGCAGCATGCTGAAAACCGGACTGGATGCAAAAACAGCAAAGCTGGACAAAAAGCTTAAGATGATAGAACTGCAATTGAAGAAAGAAAAACAAGACAAAGACAACAAATTGGAAGGCGACGAAAACATAGTCAATGGCGACGGATATGTTGTTACCGACAGAAACAGTCTGCTAGAACGGCTCAAAGGCCTGGATAAAGATAAATAACTTACACACTAGGAAACGAGCAATGAAAAGTTTTGCAGAATTTTTAACCGAATCAAAAAAATCTTACAAGTTTAAAATTGGCATTGCAGGCGAACTACCAGAGGGCGCAGAAGATCGATTGAAAACCGCACTAGAAAAATACGACCTAGTTGACATAAGCTCGGGTAAAAAAACACCGATCCAAGAACGTCCTCTAGACTTTCCGCAGCTTCAAAACGTAGAAGTAACCTACTATGAAGTTGAAGTAAATTATCCTACAACCGTACAAGTGCTTCAAGAATACATAGCCAACTACACAGACATAAATTATGCTTATGTGATTGTACGCAATGAAAACGAGCCACAAGAACTATATCAACAAGAAGCAGAACAAGAAGCCTATGTCGCCAAGCTGAGTCAGGAGGACATGGGTGGCGAGTCTGCACAAGAAAGCGCGGGCGCCAACAGAGTTATGGATTTGTTAAAAGAACTAGACAAAGCAAGAAAAGAACGCGAGCATGATCCTGCTCTAGCTGCTCCTCAGGGAGAATCAAAAGACATTGACGCCAGCGAGAATGCAGAATCACCAATAGGGAGCTAATAATGAATATGAAAAACATGATCCAACGTATGACGGATCTAGAAAACACGCAGCAATTGAATGAGTCAAGCACAACCGAAGCATGCTCGTCTATGCCCGCACCTGAAATCGACAAGGGCAGTCCTGTGAGTGTAAATGTCAGTATGAACGCCACAGGCAAAGAACACGTTGAAGACCTGTTGGACATGATGAAACAAGCAGGCCTCAGCGGCGCGCAACAAGTGCAGCCAGAAATGATGCCAATGAGAACAGACATGGAAAGGCTGCGCGATGTAGTAGACGGACCAACAACTAAAATGCTGGCACCAGAAGAAGAAGACATGGAAGAAGACTATGCCAACGCGCCAGACGAACAGTACGATGATCATGAAACTATGATACATGATCTATCAGGTGGTATTAACAAAAAGAAAGATTCCTATGCGGCAGCTGAACCTGGCGACAATGCAATGGCAGTGGAAGATATTCAGTCAGCTTTGTATGCAGCTCTCAGTGAGAAGAAAGCAAAACCAGACTACATTGACTTAGACGACGACGGCGACACAGAAGAGCCAATGAAAAAGGCTGCCAAAGACAAAGAAATGGACGAGGAAAAAAAGAAAGGTGTAGACGGTAAAGCCTGCTGGGACGGGTATCGCTACGCTGGTAGAGAAAAGAAAGCAGACGGCACATACAAGGACAAGTGTGTAAAAGTAAAAGATTCACAATACAGTGAAAACCAGACAGCCAAAAAAAAAGATAAAGAAGTAGACGAAGCTGCACCTAATAATAATCCCGTAGCAAAAAACGCAGGCAAGTTCAACAAAGCACAAGTCCAAACTGACCGCAAAAAAGAACAAAAGAAAGGCAAAAGTGTAAAACACAAAGGTCGAGACATGGCCATGGAGTCACCTGTGTTTGACACCTACGTAAAACCTTTTTTAGATAAATCCCCCAAACAGATCATAGAGTTCTATGACAGTCAAGCAAGAACAATCATTGATCGCCTCAGCCGCGAAAGAACCAATCTTGCAGAAGCAAACACCAATACAAAGTTACACGATGTAATCATAGCTAGGCTGAGAGAAAATCTAGATGCTGCGCCCGAGCAGACAACCAACGAAATTTCCCGCAGAGGATACAGACGTCCTTATAGAAGCAGTTTTGACATAGGTCGTACAGGATATGGCGATGGAAGAGGTGGCAACCTAGGGTCGGACAAAGCAGCTTTCAAACGCAGAGAAATGGAAGTCGAACTAGGCGATGAGCCAGACAACAACTATGCAGTGTTCATAGACAAAAAAATATGGAAGGTATTTAAATCTCAGCGCCAAGCAGAAAAAGCAGCAGCTACGATTAGATCAAAGTACAACAAAGACGCAAGTGTGGCGCTGACAGCACTGCCTCCTTCGCCGTAGACCACAACAGAGCTTTTGGCTCCGCGTTTTTGGTTATATACAGTATGTCTAAATCACTTGATGGCGTTTTAACAAAAAAAGCAAATCAGCAGGATACCTATACAGAAAAACAGATAGAGCATCTTGCTAGCTGCATGGATCCCAGCGAGGGATATCTCTATTTTGCAAAGAATTTTGCATACATCCAGCATCCTGTGCACGGCAAACTGCTGTTTGATCCGTTTGAATATCAAGAGCGTTTAATGAAGTCCTATCACGACTATCGCTTTAACATCAATATGCTACCTCGTCAAACTGGGAAAACCACTTGTGCTGCGGCCTATCTTACTTGGTACGCAATGTTTCATTCTGACCAAACAATATTAATTGCTGCGCACAAATATTCCGGTGCACAGGAGATCATGCAGAAAATACGCTATATCTATGAACTATGTCCAGATTACATAAGAGCAGGTGTAACATCATACAACAAACAAAGCGTGGAATTTGAAAACGGTTCTCGCATAATAGCGCAAACCACCACAGACAACACAGGTCGAGGCATGTCAATATCTCTGTTGTACGCAGACGAATTTGCATTTGTCCAACCAAATATTGCTCAGGACTTTTGGACGTCAATATCGCCAACTCTAGCAACTGGCGGCAGAGCAATTATTACCTCAACACCTAACTCAGATGAAGATACATTTGCAACTATATGGAAGCAAGCCGAACAGAAATTTGACGATCATGGCAATGAACAAGAGCTAGGAATCAACGGCTTCCATAGCTTTACTGCTCACTGGAGCGAACACCCTGACAGAGACGATGAGTGGCGTGATGCAGAAATGGGCAGAATAGGTGAAGAAAGATTTCGTCGTGAGTACGGTTGTGAATTCTTGACATTCGATGAGACTCTAATAAATTCAATACATCTTGCCGCAATGGAGGGAGACGATCCTTTGCTTAAGATGGGGCAAACGCGCTGGTACAAAAAACCAAGCCGCGAGTATACCTACTGCGTAGCACTGGACCCGTCTATGGGCACAGGAGGTAACAATGCTGCTATACAGGTTTTTGAACTTCCCAGCTATGAACAAGTAGCTGAATGGCAACACAACAACACTGCAATACCCGGACAAATTCGAGTGATGTCAGATATTTGCAAATATATTGCAGAACAAACAAAAGATCCCATGGGCATATATTGGAGTGTAGAAAACAATGGCGTAGGTGAAGCAGCTCTGATTGTAATTAACGATTTCGGAGAGGAAAACATTCCCGGGCTGTTTGTAAGTGAGCCTGTACGCAAAGGTCATGTTAGAAAGTTTCGCAAAGGCTTCAACACTACACACGGAACTAAAATATCAGCCTGCAGTCGAATGAAGACAATGATCGAAAACGATCAAATAAAAATAAAATCAAAACCTCTCATCACAGAACTCAAGGGATTTGTTGCCACTGGCAGCAGCTTCAAAGCCAAGTCCGGGATCACAGATGATTTGATAAGTGCGCTACTACTCACACTGAGAATGATCACTGTGTTGAAAGACTGGGACCCGAGAATATACAACACATTCAATCAAGCTGCTCTTGACGAAGAATATGAGACTCCTATGCCAATCTTTGTCAGCAATAGCTTTTGATAAATACAGCATGGACAAATTACATCTAGTCGCAGAAGAGCTTTTCAACAAAATACGCGGAAGATTTCCCAGCGTAACAATTGGCGACGGCGAAGGCAATGTTACCAATGAGCCTCAGCAGGCACGCTATTTTGATTTTGATTTTGTCTCAGAAGGACAGCCTCTTGGTAAGGTTTCAATCAGCCTAGAAGAACAACAGATTTCAGTAGTATACGGCAAAGACCTTGTAACCAATGAACATGAAATTACAAAAAATCACTGGTATGATTTTTTGAAAGAGCTGCGTGTGTTTGCAAAAAAGCGCATGATGACTTTTGACACTAGAGATATAACAAAATCAAACCTCAATCAAAGAGACTATAAATTTTTGTCGTCAAACAGACCCGAGGAAGAACAAATGAGAGAATCTAAGCTTTACGGCACCAGCAAAACCAGTTATCAAGACATTGGCGATGCACGGCTTATGTTCAAGCACAGTGCGCCGGTCAACACAGAGCAGGCCAGCGGTAGGACTCAGCGTATAAGCAGTATATACATTGAAAGTCCAGAAGGCGAAAGATTCAAATATCCTTTCCGTCACATAGCAGGTGCACGTGCAATGGCACGCCATGTAAGTGAAGGCGGCAAGCCGTACGACGACTTTGGGGAACATGTAAAGGGTCTGTCTGAAGAAATGTACAAACTTAGAAAATTCAAAAATCACATGAATCGCAATAGTGTGATGGCAGAAAGTCTTGCCGAGTACATGGACACAGTGAATGAAAGAATTCAAACAGTGAAAAAAACAATAGAACGCATCCAAAAGCCTAGTGCCTATCAAGAAGCTGTTGAAAACTTTGAAAAGCCAGTGTTTGAAGAAGTGCCAGAAGATGTCAAAAACAACTGGATAGACGAACTTACAATAAAGCAGTTCAATGAAGAACTAGCTGACGTATTTCCCTATATATATAGATTGGTAGGTGAATCTACTCGCGCGAAAGACATTGATTTGGCAGACATAGTAGGCGAGGACGACGATGACGATCCCTGTTGGAAGGGCTACAAGCAAGTGGGAATGAAAAAACAGGACGGCGAAGAAGTGCCAAACTGCGTGCCAGAAGACATAGAACTAGAAAATGGTTTTGAACGCATGCTGGGGCAGTTTTCCGAAAACAATGACAGCCAAGACAGTGAGGACGATCCCACAGAAGGCAATGCATATGCAAACGCTGTTAGACAAGCAAAAAAGGACGGCAAGAAAAAAGGCGACAAGATTGACGGACCAGACGGTGAAGAAATCACGCTTGAAAAGAAATTGCCTTTGAGCGAATTCATACTGTCCTACTATGATCGAGAAACAGGCAAATTCCCCAAAGGCGAAACCGCGGTGCTTACAATGATTGAAAAAGACTATGGCGATTCATTCGTAGAACCAGCCAAGCAGTTTATAGAACGAATCAATCAAACCTTTGAAAACTACGCCAAGTCGGACAACAGTATTGCTATGGAAGGCATAGAAGCAGACGATCTCGCAAGAGTGTTGTTTGATAGGATGGAAAAAAGACAGTCACTAAAACGTTTGTTTAACCAGTACAGCAATGAAGAAATCGTTAGCGCAATCCGTGACGTAGCAGCTGACCACGCAGGAGCAGAAGAACTGGGGTCAAGCGATATCTCTGCCATGGTAGACGAAGTCTACAGGCAACTGGACGGCAAAGGCAGCGACACAGAATACGACAGAATGAAAGAGCTAGCAGGAATATAATCTTGTAAATCATTCAAAATCTTGACAATTTAGGTTGACAAGATAAGTAAGGTTGTGTAGTATATACAAAGTGCTACACAAAAAGGCACAAAGCACATAGGCATACAATTAGGAGGCATATACTATGGCATCACTAGCAGAAATCCGAGCAAAGCTTAAAGAACAAGAAAACCGCAGCAGCGGTAACTCATCGTCAGGCCCTGGCGACAATGCAATTTATCCGTTTTGGAACATGAAAGAAGGCGAGAGTGCAACGCTTCGTTTCCTGCCCGATGGCAACGAAGACAACACATTCTTCTGGGCAGAACGACTGATGATCAAGCTGCCTTTCCAGGGCGTAAAGGGCGAAACAGATTCACGTCCTTTGTTAGTACAGGTTCCTTGCATGGAAATGTATGGCGAAAGCTGTCCTATCCTGCAGGAAGTGCGTGGATGGTTCAAGGATGCCAGTCTTGAAGACATGGGACGCAAGTACTGGAAGAAGCGTTCATAT